TGGGTATTCAAGATAATGAAATATTAAAAGCATCAAATGGAAGTTTAGTAATTCAAACTCAAAACATTCCTTCAGTATTACCTCCAAATTTAACTCCAAGTGATTTAACTCATTTGATGACTGTATTTGGTGACAATACTCCATTATTTTATTATTGTTTAGCTGATAATCATTTAAATGGTCAAGGTAATCATTTAGGTTCATTAACATCTTTTATTGTTGGTCAAACATTTTTATGCTTAATTTCCAATAATCCTGATTCATATATTGCTAATGGTTTTACCCCTACTACTGGTCAATATGGATGTGTAACTTCTGGTAAATATGGATTTGCTGAATTTTTCACTTATGCTTTGGGTTTACCCGCATTTACTTCTGCTGACATTATCCCAACTGGCGATTCAAACTTTTTTGATCCTCTTGAAAATGCTACTGGAAAAATTGGCCTTGTTGCCCATCCACTTCAATTAAGTTTGGGAATTCCCGGCGCTGATATTGATCTTTTAATTACACCTTATCCTGGGAGAACTGTTGGATTATACGATCCAACTTTAGAATTACCCGCTGGTACAACTCAAATCGAAATAAATCAAGTTGCTACTAATGCTGTTAAATTTGGTGTAGATTCAACATTAGCTGTTGTAAGATTTATTAATAATAGAACAATTATGGATATTGCTCAAGGTTTAATTGTTCCTTTAGCACCTGATGCACCTAATGCTGTTGTTAATCCTCCATCTGTATTACCTCAAGTTACACCTGCTCAACCAGTTGTATTAAGTGCTGATCAAAGAAGAGCCCAAGCAATATTTAATGAAATTGATGTTGCTCAATTTATGTTAAAAGCTAATGCTATTTTAGACGCAGCAAGAGCTGGTAAAGAAATTCAAGATGCTTTAGCTGGTATTGTTGCACCACCCACTGTTAATGTGGTATAAAAAAATTTTTTTATTAACTAATTAAATTATAATCTAAATTATTTTTATAATCTAAATTATAAGTGTATGAATAATATTTTATTTATCGTAATTTTACTAATTGGGTTGATAATTTGTCAAGTTTATAAAAAAGATTTTTTTGAATCAATATTTGATAATAAAATAACATTTGAGTTAAAAAATTCATCAGGATTAAATCTTTCATATTTAAATAATAATTTTTACTTTACAAATGGAATTCCATATAAATTTGAAGGATTATTAAGTTCAAATGGAATGTACAAATTACAAGATGGAATACAAAAATTAAATTATGAATTAAATTTTAATATATCTGATGCATCAGATTCACATATTGAGTTGGAAAAACCAATACAATCTGATTCAAATGAAATTTCCAATTTATTTAATCAAACAGACAAAAATATATATTTGGATACAGTTAATAAAATTATAGTATCAAATGATGATTCTGGTAATAAAGTTTATATGGGATATTTTATTGATGGAAGTCCAGTTAATTGGAATTATAATATTGATAATGCGATTACATTTGATATAAATTATTTATAAATTTTTATGTCTTGCTACTTTATTTATGTTTTTATATAATAAATATTTGTATATTATTTATTATATCAGTAAAATTATTATATTTATTTATTATATCAAAAATATCAAAAAATCTATATAATTAAATGGATTATTATAAAAAAAAATATATCAAATATAAATTAAAATATTTAAATTTAATACAAATTGGTGGATATTCTCATATGTATAAAGATAATTTAGGTTTTGATAAAAATCTAAATAATAACATTTGTCAAGTTGAATCATCTTTTACTAAAAATGATTTAGATAGATTATACTGTGTTATTACAGCGGGGACACTTTTAAATGACACGATTTTTTTGTATGTTAATACTTCACCGCCTTATTAATATAAAGTATCCCTGTCATCACTATAATAATTTGATTATACTCCATCAAGAATTAGTTATTTTTAATTATTGTTTTACATGGAGATGAATTTGTTTCTGTTTCTAACTCTTTACGAGTATATGCTTCTGGCCTTAAGCCAGTTTTTTTAATGTGTTCCACAATATATAACATATTTTGAACAGCATTTTTATCACGATTATGAATAATTGTGCATAGTAAAGGGTTTAATTCTCCTTCTGGATTGGAAACTGTATGTTTCAATAAACCATTTACTAATACTTTTTTGTTTTTATTTTTGTCTTTAGGTTTGTTTGATGCTCTAACTAAAAATTTATCTAACTCATGGTGACAACAATTACATAATTTTGATGTTCTAAATTCATTAATAAGAAATACTTTATAACCAGCATTTTTAAATATCCTTCTAAACTTTTTACAAATACTTGGTTCTAATCCCTTCATATTGTGTTGTCCTTTATCATGGTCTCCAAAAACTATTATAACTTTATCAGGTTTTCCAAATTTATTCTTAAAATTTTCAATCATTTTTGCCTCTGATTTTTGCATATTGATATATCTATTTAATTTAAACTTTCTAAAGAATTCTTGTTGATAATGTTCATATAATATTTTATTAACTTTATTCTTTTCTAAAACATATTTCTTAAATTCTTTACAATTAACTGTTTTGCTGTTTAACGTACTTAAAGTTGATTCAATTTGTTTGATTGTTTGATTATTAATTTTAGTTTCAGTATTAACTTTTTCAGTAATTTTCATATACTTTTTGGTCCTAGTTTCTAATCTTCTTTGATTTTGTGTATATCTAAATGTTTCTAAATTACCGTTTTCATCTTGTGAACCACAATATATTAAATCACCACCATCATTTGGGTCTATTGTTACTATCTTCATTTTTTTTAATTCATTAGTTAATTCTACTTTTTCAATATATTCACAATCCAATTGTTCTTTGTACTTTTTACCTTCTTGTTTTTTAACAGGAATACCTTTATCATCAACTCTTATAAATAAAATACTAACAGAAACTCCATCTGTTTTAATCATATAATTAAATTGATATTTATTCTTCTTAAATATTCTTTTATTGGTTCTAAAAAAATAATCCCACAATAATTTTTGATTATTATTCTGTTTGTAATTATAAATATCAATATTATGTACATTACCTTTTATATCAACATTTTTATATTTTTGACTATTTTTTATTTTAACTTTGTCTTTAATTTCTTCGGATTCTTTTTTTTCTTTTTCAACTGTTTTTAATGATTTATCCAAAAAATTTGTTAAAAGTGTTCTACTGTCTATAGTAATATTTTTTGCTATTATATTAGTTCTTAATGGTATAATATTAAATAATTTAATTTGTTTTTTTTCCTTTTCATCTTCTTCTTTAATATTTTCATTGTGTTTTTTAATCTGATTATATACTTTTTCTAATTCTCCACATATGTAAAACATTGATTTTAAATAATCTTGAGGATGTGCTTTTAAATCATAAAATATATTATTTTCTTCAAATTCAGTTTTTGTTCCATATATTAATTTTTTTTTTCTAAAATCCACTTATGATATTTTTTGTCTGATTCTAATTCATTAAAACTTGTCAAATCTTTTTTTACTTTATTAATTTCTTGAGTTAATTCTTTATGTTTTTCTTTTCTTACTTTTAAATCTTTGTAGTCTTTTGTTATTTGGTCGTGTTTTTCTCTAACTCCTAATGTTATATTTATAAATTTATTTAGATGCTGAATAAAATGCTCAGAAATATTAACATTAATATTTTTTTCAATATCAATTGCTTCATAGTCTAATACATAATTTAATTTATCATAATAAATAATTTCATCACTCATGATTAAAGGTTTATAATGTTCATTATAAAATTTGCTTAATTCTTTTAATTGTATAGGCATAGTTGTTTCTGTATATCCTCCACTATTACATTTTCTTTTAGTTAAAACAATAAAAATATGTTCTATAAAAGTAATATCAATTTGTGGAAATTCTTTATTATTATCATATAGATGAATTAAATAAAGTTTTAGAAATTGATAAGTATGAATAACAATTTTATTAATCTTGACAACAATATCATTTATGGTATTTATATTTAATTGATAATTAACAACATTCATAATATTATCTTTATTGGTATTAATATAGTCAAATTTAATAATATTATCATCTTTTTTTTTTTCTTTAACTTTTGGTTTAGATTGAGAACTTTTCATATATTATAATAATAGAAAATAAATTTTTAAATAATTTATATTTTGAAATATTTTTATATTTAATTTATTTTTTGAAATAAAAATAAATCTATATATTTTTTGAAAAATTAATAAAAAAAAAATTTATAATTATATTTATATATAATTAGTAAAATGATAAATCAAGATAATTTAAATAATTCAGAATACAAATATATTTGTGAAAAATGTGATTATAAATGTAAATTTGACTGTGAATGGAAAAAACACTGTGAAACAACTTTACACATAACAGGAAAAAGAAAAAAAAAAGACAACTATAAACAACCAATAAAATGTGAAAAATGTGATTATGAAACAAAAAATAAAATAACTATGTTAAAACATAAATTGAATGAACATGCTACAAAAGAAGAAAGAGAAAAAGAATTTAAATATTATTGTTTTAATTGTGATTTTGGGACATTTTCAAAAGATACTATGGATGTTCATAATAATACTGAAAAACATAAAAAATATATTTTGAGAATTAAAAAATAAATTATTAAAAATTATTTATATAGTTAATATTATCTAAATCGTGTCATTTAAAAGTGTCCCCGCTGTAAAAATTATTTTCAAAATGATTTTTTAATTAGGATAAATAATTTTTCAAGACCTTTGTCTAAATCATATGGTAATGTTGTTGAAAGAAAATTAGGAAGATTTGAAATTATACCACCTGAACATATTTATTCACAAATTTATAAAATTTTATTACAATCAAAAACATTTCAATTTTACAATAATTTGGCAAAAAATGAAATAAAAAGATTAACAGGGGAAGATGTGATTGAGGAAATGTGTTTATTACCTGTAGAACCAGGAGTTACTAATGGTGAATATCATAGAGATATTTTTGTTAAATCTTCTTCTGACTTTGATTCAATGCCATTTTATATTACACATTTAATCTATTTGGATGAAATTTCCCCAACTAAATTTTGTATAAATTCACAAAATAATTCAAATAATAACCCAAATATATATAATAAAATTTTAATTGAATCATCAAATGGTAAAATGGTTTTGTTTGATGGTAGAATAATACATAAAGGTTTAGCAAATAAATCAACTACTACTAGATATGCTATTTATATTTCGTATTATAAAAAATCTTACACCGACGATGAATCTGTTCTTCCATATTTAGTGTAAATTTAATTAAAAGAAAAAATTGAAAAAAATAAAAATTCAATCTGATATATATCCATTTTGGATTATATATAATACATTATAATTTGATATATCAATATTGAATTATTAAAAATGATTGAGATAATTGAAAATTCTTTAATTGGTAATTATTATCTTAAAATATTGCCATATGTTGATGAAATGAGTGTTAGCATTGATACAAATTTCAATGTGTTTAGTTTGGAATGTGACCAAACATATAATCCTGATAATAAAGTAGGTAATTTTACAGGTTATCCTGGTAAATTTGATTTGGAAGGAAAATTAAATGTTGGAATAGCTAATTCAACTGGATTAATTTATATTAGTAAAACTGAATTTTATGAAGTATTTGATGGAATAATAGTAAAAGGAGATCATAATAAATTTAATGAATTTATTGAAAAAAATAATGAAAAATACCTAAATTATGAACCTAATCAAATAAAAGCAGAATGTACACCTATTCAAACTAATATAAATAAACATTCTGAATTATTTATTCATTTGAATTTTGATACCAATTCGGGTGATAACAAAAAATCATATGGAATTTTTACGGGTACACCTGGTGAATATTATCAAGATGAACATATGATACGATATAATAGAAGATATGGTAATGAATATTCTTCAGGAACAATTGTACTAACAGGACCTTATAATTTTAAATATTCATATGATAAAGGTCAAATATCTAGAATTGATTTTTTAAATGAAAATATTTATAGTTGGAAAAGATTATGTAGTTTAGATTTATAGATTTGTTTATTTTTCAATTTTATTAGTATAATTAAAAAATTGAAATTAAATCTAATTGAATTCATTAGAAATCAATGAATCAATATATCTAAATAATATTAATTAATATTATTATATTTTGTTATCAAAATGGAAAATATGGCTAGTTTAATTAACCAATGTGATTTGATTGTATTGGACATTGGGTATAATATATTAGTATGTGGGATTATTGGTACAGAAAAGAAAATTTATATCCATAAATTTCCTCCTGCCTTAAACACAACTGAAAAACCAATAATTACTAACACCAAATCAGATTATACATTTGAAATTAATAGTGAATTAAGAAAAGAATCAGCTATTAATTTTTGGAAAAGTACCGATTTATTCCAACTAAATGGAGATTGGAAAGGAGGTGAATGGGGTTCAAATAATTTTCCTACAACTAGTACAGATTTTTGTACTGATGTTTTTATTGGGGATGTATTATCACTCGGGAATATAATTGATGGTATAATCCCATATCCTAAAAGAAAATCAAAACCCTTTGAAGAAGGAGACCAAATTATTCCTGGAAGTGAAAATTTTGCTTGGTCTGCAAATATTACCCTTAAAAAAACAAACATAACATATAGTTGTTATGTTTGTGATAAACCAATGCCACAATCAGCTATTGATGTATTATTTGTGTGGGAGAATTCAAGAGGACACCAATTTGTTAAAATTTTAAAGAGAGGTTTACCAAATCCAAATCTTGATATGTCAAGTTTATTGATGCCGGGAGCTGGAGAACATAGAGAACCAGGAAATAAAATTTGTTTCAAATCAGATGCATTGGAAGCAATAAAACAAGAAATTGGTATTTGTCAAACAACATTATCAAATTGTTATTTAATTCCTGTTGGAACATATAATGAAGATAAAAGAGACCCTAGATATTGGAGTTATTCTGTCAATCAAGATGGAAAAATAATTACATTTGGTCCTGAAAGAAAATCTGAAACTAGTGTATATGTGTTATACATTAAAACAGATACAGATGTAGAACCCGCAGAAATTGAACATGAAGATAAAATTGAAGTTGGAAAAAAATATTGGATTGGATTAGATAATCCGATTTTATCAAACAAAGAAATTTGGATGATTCCAGAACATTCGTTATATTTTGAACCTACTAGGAATGTTTTGGATTTATTTCAAAATAAGGAACAATCTGAGAAAGAATTATATAAAATTATAATGGATGTTTAATAATATAACCATTTTTTAACACAATAACATTATTACCCAATGTATCTTTACCGATATCAAATTCATATGGTTCAACAATAGTATAACCTGAAAAAAATAAAATATCGATAAAATTATATGCTTGTTCAGATATTCCTATAGGAATTGAACATATTAGTTTTTTTTTATAATCTGATTCTAGATTTAAATTATAATGTTTAATAATTGAATTAGCAATATCAATTTCATTTATCCAAATTACTGATGGTAATAAATCTGATTTATTTAAAAACTCAATACGTAATACCAAATAGTTATTTTTAATTAAAATGTATTGCCAATGATTATCTAAATAATATAATCCATCTGCAATATCAATTTTATCAAAATCTTTAAATCTTGAAATATTGCCATAAATGATATCTTTATAATTTATATAAGGTAAATTTAACATATTATTTTGGTTATTTGAAAATTTATCAATGTCAAATAATTCCATATTTTTATTATTATAATTTGAAAATATATTATATATAATATAATTATAATATTATGTCATCCAATACAAATATATTAATAAATAGATATGATAATAATTTATATGAACTTTTATATATTTCATTACAAGGAAAAATAAATAGAGTAAAAAAAGAATTATGGATGGGAACAAATAAATTTGATGCTACTGGTTCTAATGTAACTGAATTATCTCCAAATATTATTGCTAGTAAAATAACTCAATTAAATACTGGTGAATTTTTATTTTTGGGAAAAGACTGTAATGTATATAAAATGTCTTCTGATTTTA